CAACAAGTAGACGGCAAGTGGGCGCAGCGGAGGCGCGGCGGTATGCTGTAAGCAGCAGCCGTCGCGCCGTTGTTATGGCGATGTCGGTGGGCAGCACCCTGCACGCAGGATTGCCGATGACGCTCAAAAGGCCCGTGATCAAGCTTCCCAACGGCCAAGAGCCGCAGAGCTGGGAAGAGCTGACCAATGCGCAGAAGCGCCTCGTGTCTTGGATGGTCGACAACGAAAAAGACCACAGGGCCGCGATTGCAGCGGGAGTGACATACGAAAACGCTGTCTACCAGCGTTGGGGCGTCGACAACCTCTACAAGTGGGCGGACTGGTACAAGGCGACCAAGCCCCCTCCGCCTCCCGACCCGGTTCTGCTCATCGAGGCCGCGTTGCCCGTGCTCACCGAGCGTGCTCTGCAGCTGCTGCGCGAGACGCTCGAAGCGGGCGAGGGCAACGCGACTGCGGTGCGAGCTGCGCAGTGGACGCTCGACAAGGCCTACGAGTTCGCGAAGTCGCAGCCGAAGACCGAGGGCACGAAGCAGGCCATGGCGGAGCTTGAAGCTGTGCTGCGTGTGGTCGGCTGATGGTTGCCGCGTTCGTCCCCGGTGCGGTTCCGATTCCGCATCGCTCTGCGGTTGCCGCGTTGGTCGGCGACGTCGACAAGTTCGCGCGCCTGCATCGTGTGCAGGACAAGGACAGCAAGCGCCTTGTCCCGTTCACGCCGCTCCCGATGCAGACCAAGATCTTCGATGCGGTCAAGGCTGGGCACAAGCGCATCCTCATCCTCAAGGCGCGACAAGTCGCAGCGACAACCGGCGCCAAGATGGTGATGCACTGGAAGGCCTACACGACTCCGCACGCTGCGATGCATGCGGTCATCTCGATGCGGGATGACAGCGCGGTCATGCTGCTCGATGACAACCGGCGCTGGCTTGACCAGCTGCCCTCGCTGTTGACCAGGCCTGTCGAGACCCGTGCACGAGCTCGCCTCGTGTACGGCGACACCGGCGCAAGCCTGCAGGCCTTCACGAGCCGCTCTCAGACCGGCCTGCGTTCGTTCACGCCAGCGGCTGCGCTCATCTCCGAGGCTGCATACGCTCCCGACCTCGAAGAAGTTCTGGCGCAGGTCGACGCTGCAGTAGGGGATGGCCTGCTCATCGTCGAGTCGACCGCCAACAACCCAGCCGACTTCTACAGCTCGCTCGTTCGCGGCGCGCCTGAGAACGGATGGACGCTGCTCACGATGTTCTGGCATGAGCATCCAGCCTACGCGGACGGGCCTGCGCTCATCCCGGCCGACTTCGAGGCGAGTCTGACCGATGCGGAGAAGGCACAGCGCGAAGCCTACGGCCTGAGTCTTGGCCAGCTCCACTGGAGGCGCCGCACATGTGCTCGGCTGGGAAGCGAGCACAAGTTCAGGCGGGAGTACCCGGCCTCGATTGATGACTGCTTCCTTGAGCGCGAGGGCGGCTACTACGGCGACGAGCTGCTTGCGCAGGTCAACGTGCTCGAACACGCGCTGCATGGAGAGAACGCAGGGCGAGAGATCGAGAAGCCTCACCCGCACGATCGCTACGTCATGGGTGTAGACGTTGGTGGCGGCGTTGGTGGCGACTACAGCGCGCTGTGCGTCGTGTCGGTTGCGACGTCGCAAGTCGTCTACACCGAGCGCAACAACAAGGTCACCCCTTCGGCTTGGGCGCATCGCTGCATCCAGGTCGCGACCAGGTACAACCAAGCGCTCATGTTGGCCGAGAGCAACAACCACGGCCATGCGTTGCTGCTTGAGCTCCAGTCCTGCGGCTACAACGCACAGTGGCGCGACCCAAAGACGGGCAAGCCTTGGGTCACGACGCTGCAGAGCAAGCTCGATGCGTTCGACACGCTGCGCGAGTCGTTGCCGCTCGTGAAGATGCTCGATCGGCCGACTTGGCTTGAGCTCCGCAGCTTGACGATCCCAGTGGGGAAGGTTGCGCCAGAGGCGCCCAAGGGAGCGCACGATGATGCGGCGATGGCGATGGCCCTGGCTTACCGTTGCCTGCGTGATGTGCCGTCAAGCTGGCGCACAACCGCGCTACAGTCTGGGCGCACGCGGATAGACGACCTGCTCGCAGCTTCCCGCGCGCGGCGCATCCGCTCCGCTGCCTTGCCCTTCTGAGGTCCCATGCTCACACCTGCGCACGTTGCCGACATCGTCGGTCAACACGACCTGTACTGGACCAACCGGCGCGAAGAGATGCGCGAGCTACGTCGGTTGTACATGACCGACTTCTGGGCAAAGGAAGAGAACGTTGTCGAGGGCGTGCTGCGCACCGAGGTCCCGAAGGCCTATGCGGTTGTCGAGAGCTACCTGGGCTCGCTTTACGCCAAGAACCCGGCCGTCTTCGTACAGCCAGATGTGCGCGCGCGCGGCAATGCAGACGTTGCCGAGGCAACCGCGAACCTGTACCTGCTCACGATCCGAGAGCAGCTCGAAGACGCGACCCGGCTTGCGCTCATCTACCCGTGCTCGTTCATCAAGCTCAGCCCAGTCGAGAGCGTTGACCCGCTCAAGCGCGTCGCTTCCGCTGCGCTTCCGCCTTGGGAGGTCATCGTCGACGCGACGGCCTGCTCTTGGGACCAACAGCGCTACGTCGGGCATGTGTACTTGATGCCGCTTGAAGAAGCGGCGGTGCGGTACGACCGGCCCGAGACTGACTTCTCGCCTCGGGTCTACCAGAAGTGGATCGACGCCAGCTCGACGATCGGCGGTCGCACGATGCTCGGCCTGAACCCCAACGACAGCAGCGTGCCGACGAACGAGAAGTTCGTGCGCATTGTCGAGATGTACGACCTGCAGGCCGACAAGCTGCTCGTGTGGAGCGAGGACTTCCGCAAGCCAGACACGTTCGTCTTCCAGGGCGTCAAGGTTCAGATCGGCGCCCTCGAAGCGACTGCAGCGGCCGATGAGCGCGCGCCCGAAGCGGAGCTCCAACACGAGACCACGGGCATCCCGTTCAAGAGCGCCAGCGGTCGGCCTGTCGTTCCGTTGATCCCGCTCTACTTCTCCCGCGATCCTGACACGCCGCTGCGCGGCTACAGCCTGCTCGCTCGGAGTCGTGACCAGTTCCGAGAGATGAACCTTATCCGCAGCTACCAAGCGCAGGGCGTCCGGCGCATGGCGCGGCAATGGATGGTTCGCGCTGGCTTCTTGTCCGAGGATGCGGCTGCGAAGATCGCACAGGGCCTCGATGGGGAGATGATCGAGGTCGACCTGCAGCCAGGTCAACAGCTCGACGGCAACATGACGCCGGTTCCGCAGGCTCCGATTCCAGGCGACATCGCTGCCTACGCTGTCACGGTCGACAGCGACATCCGGGACGCTGGTCTCTTGGCTCCGTTCACGCGGGGCGAGGTCACGAAGAGCACAGCGACCGAGCAACAGCTGTTGGCTGCCTACACGAGCTCCGAGATCGGGAGGATGGCGCGTATCCGAGACAGCGTGATCACCGGCATCGCATCGACCTACAACATCATCCTATCGGTGGTCTTGGGCGATGAGGCGGAGCCGCTTGCGCTGCCCAACCCAGTCGGCCCCACCAACCTGAGCGCAGACGACTTGACCGGCGACTTCAGCTACTGGGCTGTCGACGCAGGCACTACGCCGATGAGCGACATGGCTCGACAGCAGAGCCTTGAGCGCTTGGCGCCGTTGCTGCTCTCGCTCGGTGCCCCGCGCGAAGCTGTGCTCGCCGAGCTCGTGCGCGCCTACCAGCTGCCCGAAGCCTTCGCGAAGGCGGTCGAAGCCGCACAGCCCCCCACCCCCGAAGGGGCTCCCGCCCCGCTTCCGATGGAAGGAGTCTGAGATGCCCCTTGAAGTGATGACCAAGCTTCCCGGTGAGTTGAGCAAGGCCGCGCGCGACAGCGACGAGATGGTCGGCATGGAGCTTGCCGCCATGGTTCCGAAGCCAGACCGGCCCTACAGCCCGAAGGTGGTCAAGGCGCTCGCCGAGACTCTCGCCAGCGTGCTGCAGGCCATCGGCATCGAGGGCGTCGAGGTCGAAGAGTACACCGGTCCTGTCGCGCAGCTTGAGCCAGACGATGTGCGGTTCTTGGCGATGGTCGCAGCCATGGCGCAGGACTACGGCAAGCCGATCCCGGTCGAGCTCAGCGACATCAAGGGCGACAAGGAGCTCACGGTCATCACTGCCCACTTGAAGGGCCTCGCCAACGATCCCCGCTTCAAGGCCTTCCTGGAAGTCGACCAAGAGCAGGCCGAACCGCTCGCCGAAGAGATGGCGATGGAGAAGCGGGGCGAAGTCGAGGTCGAGGGCATGATGGAAGAGGGCGAGGGCGAAGAAGGCGAAGAGGGCGAAGTCGAGATCGAGGTCAAGAAGAAGCCCAGTCCTGACGCTCTGTTCCGCTCCCGCATGCGCTGAGGTTCACGATGGCTTTCTTTCGCACGCTCACAAGCGCAGTCGGTGGTCTTGCGAAGAAGGCCGCTGAATCGGCGCTGGTCAACACAGTCGCCGAAGCGTTCGGCTTCGCTGGAGCCAACCAGCGGCGCGTTGTTCCGCAGAGCTTCACGGTTCTGCGGCAAGAGGGCGTCGGTGGGACTGTTTCAGCGATGCTCGGCC